GGACGGTAAAGGCGATCTTGCCCTTCTCCACACGCTGACCGGCTTCCGCAGCTTCAGAGCTTACGGAGCTTTCCTCACCGCTGACCGTTGCATGGCAGGTATAGTAATCCGTCCAGACTTCCCTGTGGTTTCCGATGGCATCTACTGTCGGCACGTTCTTCTGAATCGTGATCTTCTCATTCATTGCGCCAATATCCATCAGAATGCCGCCTTTCTCATTCCTTCGAGAATCGCACGAAGGTCAAGGGTGAGTTTCTTATGGTCAGCTTCCTCACGGTGTTCGTAGCAATATGCTATGGAATACATCAAGGCAAGAAGTGTTTTCTTATCAGTAGAGTCGATATACTCCTGAACGGTCACACGGGCAACATCAGCACAAAGGGAAAGAGACGAATCAATCAGGCTGCCAATTAACGTGTCGTCATCGTTATGATCTACCCGAAGGTAGGTTTTTGTTTCTGCCAATGTAATGGTCATGGGTTCCTCCAAAAGAAGGACGGCACCAACCCGTAAGCTGATGCCGCCATTTTCTTTATTCCTTCAAAATGCCTGCAGAGCGAAGTCTTACAAGCAGATAGTTATTGAGAAAGGCATTGATGCCAGCCACGTCGGTTGCGGCACAGTCTTCCAGATCGTCAACAGCAAGCACGCCGCCTGCCACAGTCTTGGTAGCCCCCGCAACAGAAATGGTGCCGGAGTTGACGTTCAGACCGTCGCCGACCTTCACGATACCTTTCTGAGATTTCGTAGCAGTCTTCACTTCAGTAAAAGAACCGCCCTCAACTTCACTGCCTTCTTCAAAAACAACTTTACCGCCAAAATGGGTGACTTCGCCGCCCTGCTCGGTATAGTTTTTCGCATTATAGCTCATAGTATTTTCCTCCATAAATCAGGAGCAGCCACCGATTAAAGTGACTGCCCCGTTCGTTTTAACTCTCTTAGTTTGCCTTCTGCTGAAGCACCTTGATGGCTTCAGGAAGGATGAGTCTGCCGTCCAGACGCTTGGATACCAGGAATCCGACCTGACCGTTACCGGCATAAAGCTCATTAAGACGCTTGATGCTGATACCCTGACGGTCGCCGATCCAGTAGTAATAAAAATCACCGAATGCGATGGTCTTTGCACCGGCCTCGATTTCAGGAGCGAATGCGGAGGTGAAGTAACGCTTACCGAGAATGGTATCGTACTCTCCATCCTTGATGGCAGGCTGCCACAGATAGTTTCCGGTACCATCTTTCAGCTTTCTGATTGCCTTGATCGTGGAATCGTTAAGGATCCAGATGGCGTTCTTACGGTAAGGAGACTTGAGGCTGTAGAACAGGTCAATCAACTCATCCGCAGAGATTGCAGTGGCGCTATTGGTTGTAACACCAACCTGTGCACCGCCGGTTCCATTAAGAATACCGGTAGGCTTGTGCGTACCATTACCGTTAAGGAAGGCATCCTCTTCCTTGGCACCGATTCTGCGGGCAAACTCAGCGTGGATATAGCTTTCAAGGTCGAAAGCGGAATCCTGCAGGAGTTCCTCGGATACCTTGATGAGTGAACCCACCTTGTGGGCATCCAGGTTCACCTGACCGAATACTTCATCGCTTTCGGTATAAGCATCTTCCTCTTCCATCCAGGAAGCAGTACCGTGAGAAGCCACAACCGGGATCTTGTGAAGTCCGTTGGAAGTGGTAATGACGTGGGCGTGAGCACGAATGACGTTTTCCTCTTCCAGACCCTTGATGAGCTGACGCTCGAATTCGTCCGGTACAAGGTAACCGCCTTCGCTGTCAGTGCCTTCGGTAAGGGAGTTCCTCAGTTCAGGAGAAATACCCCTCATACGAAGCTGATTCCAGAATGCCTTCTTATAGGCATCGGAAGCTCTGCCGGTCTTTTCATCCTGTTTCTGATTGTCGGGCTTGGAAGTGAGGGGCTTGCTGGTCGCATTCTGCATCTCACGTTCCATTGCATCGAGCTTTTCCTGACGCTCAATTTCGTGACCAAGGTCTACGATTTCCTGTTCCATACGCTCATAGGTCTGGGTGTCCTCTGCGGACAGAAGGCCCTTTTCGTTACGGTGGGAATCCAGGAAGTCCTTAGCCTGTTCCCAGGTTTTTGCACGGTTAGTGCGCAATTCATTAATCTTGCTCATAGTGAAATTCCTCCATTATTTCAAAAGTTCGAGTCTCTTTTCGAGCTCGGTAATAGGTGTGCCGGTTTCCTCCGGCTGAGGTTCGGGTTTGGGTTCTTCGACAGGCTCCTGCTCCTCTGCTTTTTCTGCGGATTTACACTTGGCTGTCAGTTTGTTCAGAAGGGCCATTTCAACCTTTCTGCCTGAGAAACTGAAAGAAGCATCATCGCACTTCTTCTTTTTCTCATCCGTCAGGACATCGTCTGCAAAACCAAGCTCGATGGCTTTGTTTGCATTCATCCAGGTTTCCTGATCCATCAGATGACTGAGTTTTGCTCTCGACATGCCGGTCTTGATCTCGTAGGCATTGATAATGCTTTCTTTAACCTCATCCAGCATTTCGATGGCTTTCTCCATGTCATCGTGATTACCGAAGGCAATCGTCATCGGATTATGGATCATCATCATTGCAGTGGGAGCCATCAGGACATTGGTACCTGCCATTGCAATCACCGAAGCTGCACTGGCTGCAATACCGTCAATCTTGACTGTTACGCTTCCTCTGTAATCCATCAGCATTGCGTAAATCTGACTTGCAGCAACGCAATCCCCGCCCGGACTGTTAAGCCAGATTGTTACAGGGCCGTCACCGGCGAACAGCTCATCATGGAACATCTGCGGAGTCACATCATCATCGAACCATGATTCTTCAGCGATGGTTCCGTACAGTTCCAGGACGCGCTCAGCCTGTCCCGACTCTGTGTCGGTCTGGTTTATCCAGTTCCAAAACTTCTTGTTTTTCATCGGACGAACTTTCCTCCTTTTCTGTGTTGTTATCTACATCGCCCGGCTTCATATAGGCGTTGTATTCGGTAATGTTTTGAAGAGGTAGCATGTTTCCGTTGATCAGATACAAATCGCCGCCGTCTTCCGCAGGAATCCTATCGAGGTTTTCAAGCTCACGGATGTCATTGGCCGACATCCAGCCGTTCTGTCTCGCTGTGGCATATCCCTGCATTCTGCTTTGATAGTCGCCTCGGAGAAGTCCTTCCACATTAAATTTGAAGAAGTATTCTTTCTTCTCGTCGTCGGTAAATAGAGCACGTGACAAACTCTGTTCCCACCGGATGACCCAAGGATCCAGTGTGTACTTCACAAATTCGAGAGACTGCTGTTCAATATTGCTGAATGAGCTCTTATCGAGGTCACCGACCATATGGGGCGGCACCCTGAAAATTCGGGCAATCTCATCAATCTGGAACTTTCTTGTTTCCAGGAACTGCGCATCTGTCGGATTGATGGAAATCGGCGTGTATTTTAAGCCTTCCTCCAGAACAGCCACTTTGTTGGAATTGGAACTTCCACCGAACTGGCTCATCCAGGAATCCCTGATTTTCTGCGGGTCCTTCAAAACCCCAGGATGCTCCAATACACCGGAAGGCGCTGCACCGTTGGCATAAAACTTTGAACCATACTCTTCTGCTGCAATCGCAAGACCGATAGCGTTCTTTGCCATAGCGATAGGTGAATAACCGACCAGACCGTCAAAACCAAGTCCTGGAATATGAAGCACATCCTCCGGCATCAGAATGACGGAAGAGTTCGGCATATCCGCACCCTCTTCGGAGCTTTTCTGATATCGGTAATAGAGCTGACCTTTGTCGTTACGGTCTACTTCCATCTTTCCCGGCATCAGCGGATACAGACTGATGATCTCGCCTTTGCCGTTTCGGATGATCTGCGCATAGGCATTTCCGTACAGCAAAAGGTGCGTCATCAGCGTTTCCCTGAAAACAAAGCTTGTCATTTCCGGATTCGGCTCATCATGTAAAAGGAAATAGAGCGGATGATTCATCGCTTTTTCCTTGCCGCCGTCATCTGTATATTTGTAAAGATGTATCGGCAAGCCTGCCACCGCCTCAGCCAGAATCCTGACACAGGCATAGACCGCCGTCATCTGCATCGCACTTCGCTCGTTTACCGCCTTCCCGGAAGCAGAGCCACCAAAGAAGAAACTGTAACCGGAGCCTGCGGTTCTGTTCTGAGGAGAATCCCGCTTGCGAAACAAATCACTTATAATACCCATTGACTTTTTTCCTCCTTAACCAATAAAGAAAATGCCCCGGTCGTCATAAACCGAAGCACTGTTATCGTTTCCGCATCGAATCGCTCTGTCTAAAGCCATAATGGTTGCAACAGCGCCATCGATTTTCTCTGTACTTTTTTCTTTGTCTGCTTTGATGTTTCCGGCAGGATCGGTTCGGATATAGATGTTATCCATCATCCAGCGAAGCACCGGGTGGCCGCCGTGGGCTATCCGCTCTTCCAGCACCAGCTTCATCAGTTCCTTTGTCGGTGGACTCATCGAAGCAAATCCCTGACCGAAAGGTATGACGGTGAAGCCCATGTTTTCCAGGTTTTGAACCATCTGCACGGCACCCCACCGGTCAAAGGCAATCTCACGGATGTTAAACCGTTCACCGAGCTTTTCGATGAACTTTTCGATAAAGCCGTAATGAATGACATTTCCCTCTGTCGTCTGGAGAAAACCCTGTCTCTCCCATACATCGTAGGGAACGTGGTCTCGGTTTACCCTCACTTCCATGTTTTCCTCAGGAATCCAGAAATACGGAAGCACCACATACTTATCATCCTCGTCCATTGGTGGAAAAACCAAAACAAATGCACTGACGTCCGTTGACGATGACAAGTCCAGTCCGCCGTAGCAGACACGACCTTCCAGTTCTTCCGGGTCAACTTTAAATGCGCATTTATCCCACTTGTCCATTGGCATCCAGCGAACAGCCTGCTTGACCCATTGGTTTAGCCTCAGCTGTCTGAAGCTGTTCTCTTCTCCCGGGTTCTGCTTTGCCGACTCACAGGCCGCTTTGACCTTGTCGATTCCAACCGTAATCCCAAGAGACGGATTTGCCTTCTTCCACACCTCCGGGTCTGTCCAGTCGTCGCTTTCATCCGCACCATAGATTACCGGATAAAAAGTCGGGTCGATTTTTCTTCCCTCCAGAATATCCTTTGCCTTCTGGTGCGTTTCATAGCAGATTGACTTGGTATCTGTCCCGGCAGTGGTTATAAGGAAATATAACGGCTGCATCCTGGCATCTCCGGAGCCCTTAGTCATTACATCAAAGAGTTTTCTGTTGGGCTGTGTGTGTAGCTCGTCAAAGACAACGCCGTGGATATTGAAGCCGTGCTTCGAGTACGCTTCCGCAGACAGCACCTGATAGAAGCTATTTGTCGGAAGGAAGACTATGCGCTTTGTTGCCGTCAGAATTTTGCATCGTTTGCTTAGCGCCGGACACATGCGAATCATATCCGCTGCGACCTCGAAAACAATGGATGCCTGCTGACGGTCAGCGGCACAGCCGTAAACTTCTGCACGTTCCTCGCCATCACCGCAACATAATAAAAGAGCGACAGCCGCAGCTAATTCGCTCTTTCCCATTTTCTTCGGTATTTCAATATAAGCAGTGTTAAATTGCCGGTATCCGTTTGGCTTCAGCGTTCCGAAAAGATCCCGGATAATCTGTTCCTGCCAATCAATTAATTCAAAGGGCTTTCCCGCCCATGTGCCTTTCGTATGGCAGAGGCACTCTATGAAGTTGACTGCGTAATCGGCAGTGCCCTCATCATAGTAGGAGCCTTTGGCCATAAACTGCGTAGGCTTATATTTCTTCAGTTTTCGCAATCTGCGCTCACCTCCTCAGGGCACAAAAAATAGCCGCATTTCTGCGACCTTCATTTTTCCACGATATCATTATATCAGGTTCCTGCTATATAAGCTTCCACGATTTTACTCATTTGCTTTTTTTCAAAAAAAGTTTTCTGTACGAGCAACAGCCCCATCCGGAGCTGAAGCTGCTTGCTATTTGGTTGTCTGGTTCTTTAGAACCGTTTGATGCTTGCGTTATCCTCGGCATCGAAGCTGACGCTATAGCGGTATTCGCATCCCCGCTCGTCCTTGCTGATCACCCGGATGCCGCCTTCAAAGGCGCTGTAAGCTCTGCCGAAATGTTCCCCTTCGGGGAGCTGGCTGATTACCTGCTGTAACTGCTTTTCTGTCATGGTGTTCCTCCTCGATTTCGGGCTCTGCCCTTTTGGTAGTGTGGATATTACCATTGTGTTCTTGGTATAGCAAGTCAATTCTTGATAATAAATTACACAATTTTCAGGCTAAAACGAAGCAGTTTTTACTGCGTTTCACCACGATCTCCCGTCAGAATGAAATGCACATATTCCTTTGGTCGCTCTTCAATGAGCAGGACCAGCTCATGAAAATCCATCTCAAAAGCGATACGCTGAACAGTCCTCGTATCGAACATGTTCGTCCGTCCGGTTGCCCTAACAGCAAGCACCTGAGTTACTTCTTTCTCAGTCATTGTCGCACCTCCGACATGAATCTTCTCCGAAAGCGACCGACAAACCGCTTCCGTTATCCCAAGCCACTCCTATTGAGCCGATGTCGTCCACATAGCGAACGGTTCCTTTTGTTCCAACAGGCGGTGCTTGAAAATCCGACATACTCAAAAGCTCCACACGGCATCCTACCGGGTACTGCTCTCTAAGCCGTTCCACTGTTTCTCTGCTTGGAAATCCTTTCATTCTTCGTCACCATCCTCTCCGTTTAAAATCGCCTTGATTTCTTTCTGCACCTCCGGGTCCTGGAGTCTTTCCTTTGCTTCCTCCACATCGAACTCTACCGTGTTTTCCGGTGTGGGAATCGGGTCGCAGCCGGGTGCGTAATTTTTGCGAATGTCATTCTTGAAAGCTGAGGAGCCGGAAAGGTTAGCCATAAGAATTTTTCTCGCGCCCTTGTACTCGTCTCCAATTAGTCCGATGCGGAGCAGAATGCAGCGGAAAGCGTACTTTTTGTTGTCGATTGGCTTGTCTTTGGCTGTTACCCTCTTGGCGTTTCCCATCATCTCGCAGAGCTTGCAAACGAAGGTGCTGTATGCCTGAACCTGTTCAGGTGTTGCCTCTCCGTCAAACCATGGGAAGGAAACCTTCTCCTCATCCACTTCAATGGGAAGTTCGTCCGCTTTGAATGCCTCGCAGAAAAGGTCGTGCTTTGCTTCCACGTACTTTTTGAGGTTCGCAAGTCCTTCTTCACCCAGCTTTTCCTTCGGGTAGGCAATGGCGATCATGCTTTCTTCGGTTTCGACCTCTGCTTCAAAGCCTCTTTCACAAAGGGCTTCAATGAGCTGCTCGACTTCCTCGCTGTCGGCGCTGTCATCAAAGCTCAAAACTCCGTTCTTGTCTACCATGAGGTAGTCGATCTGGTAGGCGCAGGAAGGAACTCCGAGGTATTTGGCATCGCATTCCATAATTTCTCCGATTGTCTGAACCAGCTTTTTTCGCTCAGAACCTGTTACGTTGTAGTTGATTGTCATCTTAAAAATCCTCCTAAATGCTTATTCCATAAGGGTTTGCCCCTTTGGTGTCTATATAGATCACTCAACGGGGCTCATAAGTCAACAACTATGTCCAAAACATATCAAAAAGTTCACATCTTCTAAGAAGCCCCTAGAGTGTGTTTCTAAATGCATACCCTATCAGGTTATGCAAGAAGAATGCGGATACAGGCCAAATGAACAAAGGCGAGGAAACGGGATGCGAGCTTATCATAACGCATGGCAACTCTGCGGAACTCCTTGAGCTTGAGGAAGAATGTTTCGACAAGATGACGTTCCTTGTAGAGCCACCAATCGACAAACCACGGGTCGGAGTTATCTGACTTGGGAGGGATGCAGAAATTTGCGTCTTGGTCGGCGATAAACTCGCGAAAGTCCCACTTGCCGTAGGCTCTGTCAGCGAGAACGGTAGTGTCTTTGAGGTCAATTCGGCGAAGAAGTTTTTCGGCGACAGTAATGTCGCATGTATTGCCGGTCGTCAATAGGACCTCGATCGGATTGCCCAGGGCGTCCACAACGGCATGAATCTTGGTGCTTCTGCCGCCACGACTGATGCCGATGCACTGATTAACCTGCGTCCTGTCTTCACAGGCAGTTACCTTTTGGGCGGGAGATTCTACGGTTTTGGAGGATTTTGAGAGCCCCCTCTCTCGGCACCGGCGCTTGCCTTATGTGCCTTGATGTAGGTGCTGTCTATGCTGATGTCCTGCAAATCAGCATCCTCGCCAAGTTCATGAAAGATTCTCTCGATCAGGCCGTTCTCAGACCACTCCCTGAACCGCTTGTACACCGTCTGCCACGGTCCATACCGCTCCGGCAGGTCGCGCCACGCCGCTCCACTTCGGGCGATCCAGAAGATGCCGTTCAGCATCTCTCGGGGGTCCCGCTTCGGTCGCCCCTTGTCGCCCGCCTGACGCTCTGGAAAATAGGGCTGCAGTCGCTCCCATTCCGCGTCTGTCAGTTCGTACCGTCGAATCACTCGTGTCATCTCGTTCACCTCATGAGTTATTTTCGACATTCATGCCCTGTTTCCCTTTTTGGTTTTTTCTCTATTTGCATATTTCCTCGTTTCTCGCCAGGATTTATGCTTTTGAAAACACACTCTAATGCCAGTCAGGAGAAATGATTGCAGCCTTGAGTACGTCCGCATCCTGATATCCGACAAACCTCGCTTTCATCTGGCCGCCTTCTTCAATGACAATGGTCGGTGTACTCATGACCAGGTATTTTTTCATTCTCGGGTCTTCAGTCTCAACATTAATAAACTCATAGTCCGCTGAACAATTCTCAGCTACTTCTTTAATAATCGGCTTCATCGCCTGACAGGGTTGACACCAATCGGCGGTAAACAATAACACTTTCACTGGGATACCTCGTTAAATTTCATGTCTAAATACTTAGCGGCTTCCGGAACGGCCCTTTCAAAAACCGTCAGATACCGCATGGCCGAACTCTTCTCCCCGTTGGCAAGTGCAAATTCCCTGAGGGACTTCTTTTTAAAGAATCCCGGCTGATTGCACCAACGGGCAATCGTGATATACATTCCACGATACGGACTTTCTGTGTAGCGGTTAAACCGCATAATATATGGAAGACAGTGGTATTTCATCAGAAGCTCGATCCTGCGGAAGAGGTCGATGATGTCCTGCCGCCAAAAGTCCGCATCCCACTTGTCCGCACGGTCAAAACCGCAGAAGCAGTAGAACTTCGGTACGGCATTGGTATATTTACGGATCAGCTTCAGCTTATCCTCAATGAGCGGCATGTCCGCAATGTTATCAAAAGCGAAAATATAGTCACCGTCATAGTTGGAGCGGAACAGCACCTCACACTTTTCATCGGTAAGCAGCCTTTCATCAAGGCCCTGCTTAAACTGAAAAGGTCTGCCCGTTGCCTGCAGGATTTCCAAAAGCATCCGCCAGTTGGGGCATCCGAAGAAGTTATCATCCAAAAGACAGATCTTCGGTCGGCTCTCATCGTAAAACTCAAACAGCGGGCTATGCATCTGCACACGGTCGTAGTTTTGATTTACACAGAAGGAACATTTGCGAAAGCACCCACGGGTCAGAAAACCGATGGAGTAATCCGTATAATAGGAAAACTCTCCCGGCTTCTTTCCCGCTGCAATCTGTTCAGCGACCCACTCATCATACAGATGATAGTCCGGCCTGTGATGTTCTACTTCATCCGGTAGTGCCGGAGCCTTGTCATAATAAAAGCCGGTACCGCCGAAGCTGACATTTGAAAGCTTCAAGACGGTATCCGGCACTTTTGTATCGGTGAACACCTTTGAAATATATGCTTTATCGTAGTCTTCCAGGTTTTCATAATCGAGCTTGAGGATGACATCATCGCCGCATTCTTTGTGATACCCGGAAAGCTTCATGCAGGCAAGATTCGGAAACCGATGCCTTTTTCTGCCGATCAGGTCGGCATCAATAATTGCTATTTTCATGATGTCAGCTCCTTTCCCTTAAGCATTTCTCTGATCACAGCCCACCGTTCTTTCCCGCAGAAGGATTCACATTCTTCTTCATTGAGATTGTCGCTGACTATTTTCAGAACATATAATTTCCGGCACGGAATCCGTGCAATTTTGAAAAGCTCCATATCACAGATACAGCCAGTTTCAAACAGAGGCTTGTCCACAAAGGACTCTGCCGTATAGCAAGGCGTATGGAGACAGTCAAAGTTTTGATTCAGAGGAATCCGTTCACCGGTTTCAAGCGATACCGCCTCAGACGGTTCTATAATCGTTCCCGGCTTTATTCCGTTAGCGCCACAAAAACCGATGTTGACTATAACGTCATTCGGATTGATATTCGGAAGACTTACTGCTCCGATTCCTATCACGCTGCACGGAAGACCGAGATACTCAGCTTCCCGTTTCATAGCAACAAGAATATGAATCTTTGCAGATTTATCATTTTCCTTCATCTTTGAAGTTCTCCAATCCGTCTGCCCACACGATTCCGGAGAGTACAAAATATGCATTACCGAGGTAGATGCCATTTCCCCAAAGACGATATTCCGCAGAATCCGAAGCCGGGTCTTTTAGCCACTTGATGATCTGCTTCTCCGTTTTCGGTTTGGATGCGTGGGTAACCAGTTCTCTATGGGTTTCAAAAATCTTGTACCATTCATAGACTTCTTCACTTGTCGGATGCTTGGTTCCGAGGTCGGAACACCACCAGTCCGGAAAACCCTGTAGTCTTGCACATTCTGTCGGCGTCAGACGGCGGACGATATAATGCACTCCGTCATCATCTTCATCATTGACGATGGGCGGGTCTTTGTAGTCCGTAGCCACGAGGGTGTTTGCCACTTCCTCGGAAGCCATGGTGAAGAATGATGCTTTGCTTGCCGAATATGTCGGCTCGGCAACAGCTCCCGGACCTTTGGCAACAAGTGTCGGCTGCACTTCCTCTTCAATGGCGGGTTTATACTGTGCGTTTTTGCCTTGGTTAAAAGCATCACGACCGATACCGTAGGCTACTGCGTGGCGATCCGTACCATCCAGGGTAAAGCACACATCCTCATTGACACCGCTGCCCTGGGGACCGTTGTTGTCGGCTCTGCCGATCATCGACCCCTGCAGCACAAAGGTCTGCTGATGGATGCCGGGTTCAGCGGCAAGGGCTCCTGCTTTATCTTCCAGGTCTCGCACTTCTTCACGCTGATTCTGTGAAAAAGCAACCACGACCATTCCTCCTTGCGCGCAGTCGGGCCGTCCGCCGTTGGCATCCAGCGTTCTGGTGGAATCCGCTTCATAGAATCCGCTGTGAGGGTTGTCCGATTTCATGGCATTGCTTGCCTTGGAGCAGACACCGTAAACCTTCTGCTCCATCAGAAGAGGAACATTTCCTCCTCCCGTGCCACAGCGTTCCGTGATTGTCTGCACAACTCCGTCTTCGGAAAACTTCACTCTCGAATCTGTAGGATGGTTTTCAATGGCAACAGCCGCCGGAACAACACCCGCTCGGAGGGTCGGTGAGGTTTCTTCCTCATAGCCGATGCTTCTGCTCTTTGCGGAATGCTCCGTACAGAAGCCGGCGGATTCCATAACAATAGGAGGATGATGTGCCTCAGCTCTCAGTGTTGCTGTTTTGTCTTCCAGCACATCCATGCGGTTTCCGCCCTGGTCGCAGAGGACTAATCTTTCATTCTCTCCGCTTGCTGCTCCAACGCTCTTTTCAGGATTTTCGGCAGTTCTTTGCCACGCACGAAAGCCCTCCGCAGAATACCCAGACAGGCCTTCCGACTCAAAGAGTATCTTTCCGGCACACCGGTCTGTAAAATCTGCGACAAGGTAGATACGTTTTCTGCGTTGGGGCGTTCCCCAGTATTGCGCGTCAAACACTCTCCATGCGACTGACCAGCCGTTTCCCAGGATTTCTCCGGAAGGCAGCCACTTATCAGGCGCAGGAACAGATACGGTTTCGTCACAGATTTTGCAGAAGCTTTCGAGGACGCATCTGAAATCTTCTCCTTTGTTGGAGGAGAAGGCGCCGGGGACGTTTTCCCAGACAGCGTATTTTGGATATTGTCCATTGGTTTTTTCCCTCATTTCTTTGATAATGCGGATGGCATCATAAAAAAGAGACGACCTTGAGCCGTCAAGACCGTCCCGTTTCCCTGCGACTGACATATCCTGGCAAGGGCTGCCGAATGTGATTATGTCAACCGGCTCGATGTTCCCGCCATCCATCTTGGAAACATCTCCGTAGTGTTTGACAAAAGGCAGCCGCTTCGTTGTCACTCGAACAGCATAAGGCTCAATTTCCGAAGCCCATACCGGAGTAACACCCGCCAGCAGTCCTGCCAAAGGGAAACCCCCGGAGCCGTCAAACAGGCTGCCGAGGGTCATCTTTCTTTCACTCATGCGTTTCAACCTCCTTAACGAGATCCGCATACATCAGCTTTTTACCGTCACGCTCCACATAAATCTCATCCGGGCTGATGCCGTCTTCCACGGCTCTCCGGAGAATAACGGAAGCATACTTCTCATCCAATTCCATCGTGTAGCAGACTCTGTTCGTCTGTTCACAGGCCATCATGGTTGAACCGGAACCGCCGAAGGTGTCCAGCACGATGCCGTTTTCCTGGGTGCTGTTTTTGATTGGATAGCACAGAAGATCCAGCGGCTTGGAGGTAGGATGGTTTGCATTCTTCTTAGGCTTCGCAAAGTTCCATACGGTTGTCTGCTTTCGGTCGGAATACCAGTTGTGCTTTCCGTTCTGCAAAAAGCCGTAGAGTACCGGTTCATGCTGCCACTGGTAGTCGCTCCGTCCGAGGACGAGGCTGTCCTTGACCCAGATACAACAGCCCGCCAAATGGAAGCCTGCGTCAATAAACGCCTTGCGGAAGTTCAATCCTTCGGTATCGGCGTGGAACACATAAGCCGCCGCACCTGCAGAAAGAAATGCTGCCGCTGCTGTGAAGGAATCGTAGAGGAACTGGTAAAATTCCTCGTTCTTCATGCTGTCGTTCTGGATGGTCAAGCCGGATGCGCTCTTGAATGACACTCCATACGGAGGGTCGGTCAAAAGTAAATTTGCTTTCTTGCCGTCCATCAGCTTGGCAACATCGTCAAGGCTTGTGGCATCGCCGCAAACAAGACGGTGTCTTCCAACCGACCAAACATCACCCTTTTCCACGAATGACGCTTTCTCCAGGGCTTCCGACAGGTCAAAGTCATCATCCTCGGCATCGGTTTCATCACTTTTGAACAGGTCTGCCAGTTCCTTTTCATCGAAACCGGTCAACGAAACATCAAAGGCTTCACCCTGCAATGCTTCAATCTCCACCTTCAAAAGTTCTTCATCCCATCCGGCATCGAGAGCCATTCTGTTATCGGCAAGGATGTATGCTTTTTTCTGAGCCTCTGTCAGATAATCCACATACACGCACGGGACCTCAGGAATGTGTTCTTCCTTGGCGGCTAAAACTCTGCCGTGGCCGGCTATGATGTTCAAGTCTTTGTCTATGATGACGGGATTGACGAAACCAAATTCACGCAAAGAAGCCCGGAGTTTATTGATTTGCTCCGGACTGTGCGTTCTTGCGTTATTGATATAAGGTACGAGCTTGTCTATCGAAACAAGCTGCATTTCACTGGTCGTTTTCATACGAGCCCCCATTCCGCGAACTTCTCAAAGCCGCCTACGGTGCGGATATAATCACGAGCGATTTCCACGATCTCAGAATAAGGTTTGCCGTCCACCGTCTCATCTCCGATGGCACAGCACAGTTCCACAGGCTTTCCCGTTTTCTGTGCCTTGAGCCATGCGTAGATATTGACGCTGACATCGGCTTTACTCAGATCCTTGCCGTGCAGACCGCCGCCGGTCACGCTGTCAGCCATATCGGAGCCGAGCTTTCTGTTGGTAGCGCCGGTATCTACATCCGTGCCGCCAGTCCAATCCCCGATGGGGTTGACTTCCGCAAAGGGATACTCTTCCATAAGTTCG